ATTTACTACAAGTTCAATTGGTACTGGAGCTGAAATTAACGTAGGGTATACAGGAAATGTATATACAGTTACCGCTCCTGGTCCAGGATCAGGATACACACAAGGTGAAACTTTACTAGTTCTTGGTTCTGATTTAGGTGGCGCAAGTCCAGGAAACGATGCAACAGTTACTATCGACAGCGTTGGCGGTAGTGGTGAAATTACAGGAGTTTCAGTTACAGGTACGGCTGTTAATAGTGCAACATTTACTAATATTGTATCAGGATTTAATGTCTTTGGTACTGGAGCAACATTTAATGTTACTCAAAACGCTGACACAACTTATACTGTTGTATTAGGTTCAACAGCTGGAGATAGTTATGCTCAAGGTTCAACACTTACAATACTAGGTTCTAACGTTGGCGGTACATCACCAACCAACGATATTACTATTACAATTACATCAGTAGATGGCGCAGGAACAATTTTAAATATTACACATACAGGTACATCATCGGCTCCTACGCAGGGATTTGCAGTTGGCGACAGAATGTTTATTATAGGAGACACATTCCCAGGTGGAAATAGTCCAACTAACGATGCACTCATAGAAGTAACATCTGTAAATTCTGGTGTTATTACCGGATTTACTATTACTGGTACAGGACCAAATGCTAACGAAACGTATCCAAGTGTAACGTATACATATCCAGCAGGAGCAGGTGTTGGTGCAGACTTCAGTGTTACAAAAACTGCAACAGTTTATGGAGTAAACATTACTAATGCAGGCGGCGGCTACTTAGTTGGCGAAACATTTGTAGTAGCAGGTACCGAACTAGGTGGTGCAACTCCAGCAAACGATGCAACAATTACTGTACTAACTATTGACAGTGGCGGAGAGATTCTAACTGTAAGTATTTCAGGAACAGGTAATGATGAGGTTGTATACCAAGATATATCACAATCAGCAGGACAGATAACAACATTATCTGGTAGTACTGCAACATTTGATATTACAATTAGTAATCAAGTATATTCAGCAGTAGTTAATACTCCAGGAACTGGATACTTTCCAGATCAAAACATACGTGTTCCAGGTACACAACTAGGTGGCGAAAGCCCAGCAAACGATTTAACAATTAATATCGTTACTACAGATAATAGCGGAACAAGAACCGGAGAAGGTTCAATTGCTTCAGTATCTACCGCAGGTACAGGACCAAGTGGAATAGGATCATATGTTGATGTTGGTCCAACACCATTAGGAAACTTTGGTTCAAATGCAGAATTTACTATTCAAAGAACTAGTAGCAGTTATAGTAATCCAGTAATTACAGTTGATGGTGAATCTTATGTAGCTGGTAATAAAATTAAAGTAGCAGGTACAGATTTAGGAGGTACATCACCAACTAACGATGCAACAATTACTATTACTGAAGTAGCAACAGACGGTAGTATTGTTGACGCAAATATTGTAGGAACAGCAGTTGCAGGAGATACAACAGTAACGTATGCAACAGTGACTATGTCAGAATTATTAACTGCTCAAATACCAGCTAGAACACTAATTGGATTTGCGGCGTTGGCAACTACAGAAGTTTCATTTGCATCAGCACATGGATTGATTCCAGGAGATGCATTTATTGTTACAGTTAACTCAGACGATGGCGTTAACAATCATACACTATTAGAAGGACCGTTCTTTGCACAACAGGTTCCAACTGTAACAAGTTTAAGATATCAGTGTAGAGCTCCAGGTACTATTACACAAACAGGTGATATTAGTGCAACGCTTTATCCAAGACCAGATAGTTTCTTTGTACACAGACCATATGATGGTGGAGTTATGCTTGGAACAGGAGGACCGCAACACGGTGCTCAAGCAATTAGACAGAGTAAAAAATATATTAGATACCAGTCAGGTAAAGGTATTATGTATACCACTGGTGCGTTGTTTGCTCCAAGTTACGATCTATTAGATGTAACAGCAGACGATCTACTAGCAGGTAGTTTCATTACAGTTACAACAGATGACGTTGACCATGGACTACAAGTTGGTGGACAAATTAGATTAATTGGTATTGAAACTCCAGGATATAATGGAAATTACACAGTAGCAAGTATTGTAAGTGAAAGAACATTTAAAGTTATTTCGCAAATTGCTCCTGCTTCATTAACACCAGTATTAAGTACAAGAGCCCAAGTATCATTACTTAACTGGCACGGTGCAACTGTGCGTTCAGGTGCATTTGATGATCAAAACGGAATCTTTATGGAGTACGATGGAACAAACTTTAGTGCAGTACAAAGAACTGCTACACTACAGTTAGCAGGTACTATTGCAATTAATATTGATTCAAACACATGTACAGGGTCAGGAACAAGATTTAGAGATCAGCTAAAAGCTGGTGATAGAATTGTTATTAAAGGAATGACACACGTTGTTTCACAGATTACAGCAGATAATGCTATGACAGTAACACCTGACTTTAGAGGTAATTCAAATGCTACTGGTGTGAAATTATGTTTGATTAGTGATAAGAAAACTAAACAAGCTGACTTTAACAAAGACACACTAGACGGTCTAGGAAGTAGTGGATATATCATGGACATCAGTAAGATGCAGATGATTGGTATTCAGTACAGTTGGTACGGTGCTGGATTTATTGACTACATGCTACGTGGTGATGATGGTAACTTTATTTTCTATCACAGAATGCGTAACTCAAACATTAACACAGAAGCATTTATGCGTACTGGTAACATGCCTGTGCGTTATGAAGTTACTAACGAAGGTCCAAATGATAGGCTAGCGGCGGCAATGGATGCAACACAAAATACAATTCCATTAATTACATCTTCATTCTTCCCAACAACTGGTACAGTTATTATTGATAACGAAATGATATCTTATACTGGTGTAACAGGTGATACCCTAACAGGGTGTACTAGAAGTGCTCCACTAACAAACTTTGCGGCAGGTGCAACAAGAACTTATACAGCAGGTGGTGCTGTACCACATGACGAGCGAACTGGTGTAATTTTGATTAGTAATACAATTACTCCAATCATATCACACTGGGGTTCAGCGTTCCTAACAGACGGTGGATTTGATGAAGACCGTGGTTATATTTTCTCATACGCTTCTGCAGGTAACGATATTAGTACATTAAGAAATACTGTGTTTATGTTAAGACTAGCACCTAGTGTTAGTAACGCTATTGTTGGTGACTTAGGTGAAAGAGAACTACTAAACAGAGCTCAGTTGCTACTAGAAGGTATTGAAATTACATCAGACGGATATGACAGTTCAAATAATCCAATTACTGGCGGTATTGTTGTTGAAGGAATTTTGAATCCACAAAACTATCCAATTAATCCAAATGATGTTGGTTGGTCTGCACTAACTGGTGCGGCGGCTGGTGGACAACCGAGCTTTGCTCAAGTTGCTCCGGGCGGTTCTGTTGTATGGTCAACTGGTGCTACACAGGTTATTAGAAGTGCAACAGTACAAGGTCCAATGACACAAACTGCTGAATTCTTATACGGTACTAGAAATAGTAGATATCAGTATTTGTCAACAGCAGAGTTTGCCGCTTTAAATGGCGAAGTTACAACAGGTGTGCTGGTTACTGCATCAGGTAGTAACAACTATGCAAGTGATCCAAGAACTATTCAAGAAATTTATCAAGAACCATGGTACGGTAGAGTACGTTTAAGATTTAATCAAAATATCCGAGTAGAAAATGCTGATCCAACAGTAACATTTAGAATTGGTGGAGATTTAACCGGTTCTAACTACTTGTTCTTTACAAAAACAACATGGGACGCAACAGGCGCTATTGCAGGCGACATTGTTAGTGATGCTAAGTTCTCAGCGGGTACTGCGGTTGCTGGTGTGCAAGAACTATCATTTGGTTCAACAGACTATTACAGAGTAACGTTTACACAGAGTTCAAATGCAACGATAACAGCAGGTGATACGGTAGGGTTCTTATTTGGACAACCACCTTATGCACAGCCAGGTGAAACTGTATTCTCCTTTATTGCAACACCAGGACAATCAAGTTCATTATCTCTAGACGCATTGAAAGAGTTAACTAATACCACACTAGGTGGCAGAGGAACATATCCAAATGGTCCAGACGTATTAGCAATCAACGTTTATAAAACAGGTGGTACAGATACTAAAGCGAACATTATTCTAAGATGGGGTGAAGCTCAGGCTTAACGTACTACGTTAAATGCTATAGTAGTTCGAACAACGTTTTTACTACTAGGCATTACTGCATGTTTTAAGTAAGAAGGGAAAAGTAATAACTTGCCCTTTATAGGTTGGAATTCGTATTGTCGGCGACCGTACTGTGAGTTTTCATTATGTGCATATTCAACATATGGATTAGGATTTCTAAAACATAACCCACCGGCGTTTTCATTAGCTCTTACCCAATAAACTCCTGATATCTTATTCATACCATGTTCGTGTTCAGTATGTATATCGCCTTCGTGATAGTCTTGTGTCCACCAAGTATATTGATTAACGTCATGTAAATGTTTAATACTAGATTGTTGTTGAAACCTATTAACACAATCTTGTATCTCACCAAATAACTCAGGCACATCGTTAATTAGATGTACTACTTTTTTATCTTCAAAGTAATCAGTGGCGTGAGGAGCATTGTTATCAGGTCTTGGAATTGAAGACAGTCTTGGCACTACAAACTGTTCAACTTCATTTGCAATGCGTTCCGGAACACTATGTTCCAATATAGGAATAGAAAATAATTCTCTAAAGACTGACATAGTAATTAAGTTTATTACCTATCTCTTGTAACACAGTTTCTCTAGGTTGTATGTTAAATGCAATAGTAATACGAGGATCATCTTGTTCCCAATCACTAGTCATATGTTCAACGCCTTTGCTATTAGTAATAACTAGTTGACCATTTTTGTTTTCAACGCTAGTAATTTCTTCTTCGCCTATATTGCGATATAATGTTTGTGAAGGCTCACTGTGTACACCTAAGTATCCGTGGAAACAATTATCATTATCTCCGTATTCATGACCGTGCCATTCTAGTGTACGACCTTTATTAGGCCAATAGTTTAACCAACCAACGATCCAATATTCTAAACTAGTGTCATGCTCGATGTTTTTAAATTCTTCTCTTATTGAACGTTGTAGTTCAAACATCCCAGGCATAATACTTGTAAATAAATTATAATACTGACTTACTGCGGTAGGTATTGAAGTATGTTGTGTTTCAAGACTTAGGTTGGGTATTGCAATTTCGTTTATAATTTGTTGATAAACAAAACTGCAATTATGTTTTAACTGAGATAAATTTAAATCTAAATTAGCCTTGTGGATTTGCATCTGAAGTAGCCTCTGGTTGTACTATAACACCTTGACTATCACCTGGAATAATTCTAAAATTATCTTCAATAGAATCGGGTGTACTTACTTCAGTAATACTACTACCTGCTTCAAGTGCTTCTAATTGGTGCGGCATCAATGGTGGATTTCTCCATGTGTCTCCTGGACCTAAAACCTTTTCCATAACTGTAGCTGTTTGCGTATCAATATAACGCAATTTAAATGATCCAGCATTTACAAACCATGATTCATCTTTTTCTTTATGAAAGTGCATACTAAACTTTGCACCAACCTTTTCAAAAACCATAATTTTTCCACAATATAAATCATTGGTCGCCCAAATTAATTCATATCCCCAACCTTTATCTACTTTACCACTATGTCTTGCTGGCATTTATATACTCCTCAATTGTTCTAAAATTATGAACACCTATACTATTAATTAACTTGTTATTGTCTGAACAGGTGTAATACTGGTATTGTCCTTTAAGCTCGTTTGGCATAGGAATTTCTTCAATTTTAGCATTATACTTTTTGGCATACAGTTCAGCAATATCCATAAATGAACGAGGCGTACCTGTACCAACATTCCATATATCTGTATTGTCAACATCAATAAACTTTTCGATAATTTCACATACATCGCCAACATGAATAAAATCTCTTTCAATTTTATTACTACCTTCAAACACTTTGATAACTCCTGTTTCTTTGGCTTGTTTTTCAAACTTGCCAAATACACTTTGTTGGTCACCTTTGTGTTCTTCACCTGGTCCATATACATTAAAGAATCTAAAACCTTGTACATTAATCATAAACTCTGGAACTTGCATTACAAATCTATCAAACAAATATTTGCTCCATGCATATGCACTCTGTGGTTGTAGTTTAGAATTTTCTACAAACGTATCACCATATACACCAGCAGTACTAGCATACATCATTGATGTTCCTTTTTGATCACATAGTTGTAACAAACGCATTGAAAACTCATAGTTTTGTTCCATAATTTTTTCAATGTCTCGTTCAGTAGTGCTACTAATAGCACCTAAATGGATTACCCTATCATATGGTTCAGGATCAGGAATAACATTGGGCTTCCATTCAAACCCTTCAACATTGTGTCCTTTATGTTGTAAGTACGATCCAAGATGTTTACCAATAAAACCTTCATGTCCTGTAATTAAAATATTCATTCTGCAACCTCGTTCATTTTGTCTATAAGTTTAGTTGTACTCGCACCGGCAATAGTTGGAAATATAACTACATCAGCTAAATGGTTTCCTACTACTGTGTCAACTGTATAATCTCCGCCTTTAACAATTATATTGGGCAAGACATTTTGTAAAGTTTCTAATGGAGTATCTTCATCAAATATAATTACCTCATCAATAAACCCTAATTCTAACAAAGCGGCCTTACGGGTTTGTTCATCGTTAATGGGTCTAGTTTCGCCTTTTAAACGCTTTACACTTGCATCGCTATTAATGCCCACCACGAGGCGCTTTCCAAGCGTGTGTGCGTGTCTTAGTAGCTTTAAATGGCCTATATGTAGTATATCAAACACTCCGTTAGTCCATACAATTCCAGTTGATAAATCGTTTTTGGTTACAACAGCAACACCACGTTTTTCAACAATACGTGCCGCTCCATAACATGCTAATTTACATGATTCAACTACATCTCTTCCTTGTTCAATACCATATGCAATGATAGCAAGTACAGTATCACCAGCACCTGTTACGTCAGCAACTTCTCTCACTTCTTCTTTACAATGCCAACTTTCTTGTGCATTAATTATATGCATACCGTTAGCACCATCAGTTACAACAAGCCATTCCCAACCATATGTTTGCAAATTTTGTTGAGCATCTTTAATATCAAATTTGCCAAACCATTCTACATATTCTTTCATGTTTGGTTTAACTAGGTATGCATTTGTGTAATAACTAGGATGCTGTTTAGGATCTACTAAAACTTTGCATTTACGTTTTAATAGCTTTTCTACTGTTTGCTCACGTACTGTACCTTTTGCATAATCACTTACACAAACAATATCGTCAGCAGTTAGTGAATCAAGTAGTCTATGTAAACTACTTGTACCTACATATATTTCTTCACGGTCCCAACGCATAATGTGTTGCCCACCTTGTCCAACTAGTCTAGTTTTAGTTGTTGTGACAGCATGATCAGATGCAATGTTTGCTTGAATTTTTGTGTTACCAATTATTTCAAGTAGTTTATATCCGTCATCGTCTTGACCAATACTACCATATAATGCAACGTCTCCATTGATAGATTTAATATTAAGAGCCAAATTTCCTGCACCACCAATGCTATATTGTTGGGCTTCTTCAAGTAAAACAGGTACAGGTGCTTCTGGACTTATTCTATTTGTATTACCCAAAATCCATCGGTCTAACATTATGTCGCCGTAAACTTTAATCATTTAACTTTCCGATTCTTGTAATAATGATACTAGTTGAAATACTGTTTGAAGTTTTGTTAAGTTTTGTTTATTTTGGAGTGTGTTACGCAATCCCATATGCAACGGCTTTGGCCAATTTTGAAAACTAACCCATGCATATCCATTATGTTCATCATTTAGAACAGGGAGAAATTCATCCTTTACAACACACAAGTAAGTATGAAATTGAAATTTATCATCATTACTTACAAACGTTTCTAACGGTATTGATTTGATAATTTTTGGAACACTACCAAGTTCTTCTTCAACTTCACGTAGCAGAGCTTTATATGGGATTTCTTTATCCTCGTTAGTTCCACCAACAAGACCCCAAACATTGTTTTGTTTTGATTGTGTGCGATGTAAGAATAAGAAACGTTGTGTTGTCAACGAATAGAATAATGCACCACTACAAATAATTTGTTCCATACAAGTACTTATTTAGAGTACTAAGCGCCAGCTTCCTTTTCGATATTCGCCTTCAAAGGATAGTGTCCATTCTGTACCATCCCATTTGTATTGGATACCCGAAGTTAAATTGGTTGTGTATGTAACATCAGTTGCTGGGTTATTTTTTGTGCTTGAGTCAAATACTATTTGCCATTGTGTTCCACTCCATTCGATAATGTCGTTTTCACTAGCAACTAGTGTGTCATTACCACTAGAGTCTTTCCAAGCATCGGCACCATCTGTGTTTGCTGTAGCACCAATATCACCTAATAAAAGTATTCTAGTACCAGCTACTTTTAAGTTAACTGGGTTAACTCTAGTTGGATCAATAATTGCATCAATAGTTCCTTTTTGTGGACTATTTGGTAATCCTAATACTGTATTAGTTGGAATAGTATCTTCGTCCCAATTAACAATAATTTGTGTTTCGTCTAAGTTGTTAAGTGCAAATGTACCTACAACCGGCGCGGCCAAGTCAATTCTATTTAAATATATTTTACTTAATCCTGCGGCATACTCACCAGGTTCAGATTCAAGTACTTCTCGCCAATTGATTTCTCCACTAATTCCGTTTTTACCAAGTTGAACGATAGTGTTAGTAACAATAGCATCATAGCCTGACGCTGTTGTAACTTGAAGATGTATTCTACCATCTGCATCTTTGTTCTTAATAGAGTTGTTCCAGCTATCATCGTATGCATTAAGTTCTGGCATTGACTGTCCTAAGTCGATAGTTCCTTTAGTTTCATCAAAGATACTCATTATAACATTTGTAATAACTCCTAACTTCTTAACCTTAGCAGGAGGACTAATAAAAATAGGTGTTTGAAATCCTAGTGTAGCAACATCAATTTCAGTGTCAACTCCCATAGGAATACTTCTTGAACTAAAATTAATATTTTCTAAATTAACAACTGATAACGAAGTCCAATCTACATAGTTGTCTGTAGTTTGTATTTCTAAACTTGGATTGAACAACATTAATATCTGTTCTAAAATCTGTAATTTTTGTTCTGTGTTAGTTGACCAAATATCGCAATTAATATTCAACATATACGGTGTTGGCATTAATCGTTCAACAGTATAGTTTGAACCTTGAGTATTTAAATACTCGTTACTGTTTTCATCATAAGTACGTTCTCTAAGATGCACCTTACCTGTATAGGTTGCATCAGCAGTTCTTGTACGATCCATTTCCATGCCAGTAACATACACCCCAATGCGTGGCGCACTTGGTATTTTATTTTCACTATTGTCTTTTATAATAGCACCAACTTGTCTTGTGATGTCTCCATACATG